GTTCTGGTCGAAGCTGTAAAGCAGCACACCGAGAAAATGGCTCTGAACGGGGACACAGCCTATAAAATGGGTGCCTTCCGTAAGCCTATCGAACGGTTCTGGGCGGATCATCAGGCAGGTGTTTCGACTGCCCCTGTGCCAGAGCCCACCCCTCGTGAAGACTGGGAAGACCGTGCGCTGGAGGCTTATGCCAAAGCGCAGAAGATCTGGAGTGAAGCCTTTCATCTCCAGCGGGACTACTCAGCCGTGAAGCGCGAATGGCCGGAGCTGGCCAAGAAGCATGCCCTTCCCGCCTGCCCTGTTGAACGTGCCGCGTATCTGGACTGGTACCGCCCGCAGGCTCAGGCCGCATGAAGGCACTCCGGCGCGCCCTCGCCTCTTTCACCCATTCTGAATTCCTCACGGTCCGAACTGAACGTGACCAGGCGCAGCGTGCTGCCCTGGCACTGGAGCGGACTGTTGCGGATCAAGCCCTGGAGATTGTCACGCTCCAGGCCCGTCTGGCTCGGCTCAGCTCGAACCGGGATGCCGACGGCCGATTTATGAAGCGCAACCCCACATGAACGTGGAATGCAAATGACTACTGCCGCTGAGGCAACTCGACCCATTGAAGAAGCCGTCCCCATGCAGGGGGCTTGGAAAAACCGCATCGCTCTGGCTGAACTGGAGCAAGGAAAAGACAGACCACCCATTGCAGTCTTACGCCGTGGAGCTGGTCTCTACGGCTTGCTACGTTCCGGCACGATCACCCAGCACCACGTCGACGCCGCTCAAAGATGGGCACGCGATTTCGAAACCGGCATCATGGGCGCTGCAGACCCTGAACGCCGTAGGTCCGGCGGTGGAGACATCCACGACATGCTCATCGCCCGTTCTGCGGCTGTGGCGCGGTGTGAGAATATCAGACGCACGCTGGGGCGCTACGCATCGGATCTTCTGGTCCTGTTAGTCTTGGACGGGCTCTCGCTTGCAAAGATTGCTGAGCACTACGGCAAGAACCGCCAGGGAATAACTGGGGCCGCTGAACTTCTATTAGAACAACTGGCGGATTATTATGAGAAGCAATAATTTTTGTAATATATATTAATTAATCCGCTTCGTTCGCAATAAAAAAATATCACTGCGAATGAAGCGACGCTCTTTATATTTATTTTTTGTTTTTTAATGATTTTTCATCCCTAATTTTCATAATACTTGCAACATCTTTGACTATTTCCAATATTTCATTTTTTTCCATTTTTTCCCTCTCAAGCTCAATTGTTGTTTCTCCTGGTTTCAAGAGATAATTTCTTTCTGTTGAGATTAAATTTTCGACGGATATTTTTATCAAATCATCATTTCCCGCCGATACCGCTAAAGCTGCCCATTTATAATCCAAGTTCGATATTTCATTCTGAAAAAATCGAATCTCGTCTAAATTTTTCTTGTATAATCTCAAAAAGAAATAAGCAAAAACCTCTATAAATACAGCAATTGATAATCTCATTACTATAGTAGATATATATTGAATATGATTTATATCGTCTGGTTCTTTTTGTATAAAAACAACAAATCCCAAAACAATAACCGACAAAATTGTAGTTACAGCTCCAATTGTTAAATTATAAATTCCACTATCTGTTAGTCTTTTTATTTCTTTTAAAATTCTATCTCTACTACTTGAGAATATATCTCCATATTCATTTAATATGAATTCTTTTTCTAATTTAGATTTATTTGAAAATTCAAATATATTTCTATCTTTTTTTATTAAAATATCATCAATATATTCGGAATTTTTATCATTTTCTAATGAAACATTTTTCCATTCATCAAATGAATCTGAATCAAATTTTCTATCGATGCGAGTCCGTCGCTTTAAATCGTCAGGAAAATAAAATTTATTATTCCCGACAACAATGCTTACTGCACGAAATTTTCGTACAACAAAAAATCCATACCTCAAATAGATATTCGAATATAAAAACATCGAAAACAAAAATAACAATGAATATATAATTATATAGGCTTTATATTCATCGATATAAAAAGATCTAAGAGCAATTTTTACAAATAAACTATTGGAAATAACAAATATAAACAGAAAGAAAATAGGAATAAATGAAATAAAATTAATCATACCTATTATTTTTTTCTGTTTTATAACCCTATCTCTGAGAGAATAAAATTTATCAAGTTCATATCTTGATTCTTCTATTATTTTTTCTAATCTTCTTTTTTCATTTTCACGATTAATTTCTGATAATTCAACATAACTATCTTTTGAAAGTATTATGTTATTTTCTATTTCTTCTATTTGATTTTTATATAAATTAATTGAATCATTAATTTTTCTAATGTTTGATTCGAGTATTGCTTCATCATTTTCATTCTTCCCCTTTAAGGTATTATTTTTTACTAAGTTTATAAAATCCTCAAATTCCACCTTAGATTTCCATATATGATAATTGAGTGCGTATAAAAATTGTACGGATTAAAAAGAGATTATCAAGCTCCAGCAAAAGGATTTTGTCTTGTTGAAAGTTACGTTTCAAATCTTCTTGCATTGAAGCAAAAATAAATGTAAATGAGATATTCTTCCTCTTATTCCAATTATTTTTTGACTTACAGTGATCTGGAGAGGTTCGAAACACTTGACCCCTGGTTATCTGATAGTTGCCTCTTCATTTCTTCAATCAAAAGGTAAAGTGCTTTAGTCGTCAAGATAACGCGGAATTATCTGACGCCTCAGTCGAACCATGGTGTCAGATAACCGCCTCAAAGGGTTCAGAACCCGTCCGATAATACCTGTTATCTGACGGTTTTTCAGGGTCTCCGCAGGATCGGAAACCTTTATAATTCAATACCTTGTCGGAGAGTTGGGCCAATGGCGCCAGCGACGGACGCGAAAAAGCCCCGTATCTCTGATGACGATCGCCTCGTGAATATGTGGCTCCACAACCGGTCCGCGAACACGTCCCGCGCCTATCGTGCGGATGTGGGCGCGTTCCGTCAGTGGGCAGGCAAGCCGCTTGCGGATGTTGTCCTAGATGACCTGCAAGGCTGGTTTGATGGCCTCGCAGGATCAGACGCCACGCGCCGTCGAAAGTTGGCGTCCGTCAAATCGGCTCTGGCCTTCGGGGTCCGCGTTGGTTTTCTGGATGTGGACGTTGGCGCAGCGCTTCGCCTGGAGCGCGGGCGCGATCGTCTCAGCGAGCGGATCCTCACAGAAGAGGATGTAAAGCGCATCATCGAGCAGGAGCCCTGCCCACGAAAGCGGGTCGCGCTCCGCGTTCTGTATTTCATGGGGCTGCGCATCTCAGAGATGTGCGCCCTCAAATGGCGAGACATGACACGGCGTCAACAGGGAGGCGTGGCCTCCGTGTTCGGTAAGGGAAACAAGACACGCCATGTGCTTGTCCCCGCAAAGCTGTGGAAAGAGATCGTGGCTGTGAGAGCAGACGACTGGCGTCCCGATACGCCTGTTGTCCCCGGCCACGATGGGAGCCCGCTTCACTTGAGAGCGGCACATCGCCTCGTGAAGCGGGCGGCGAAGCGTGCCGGATTGCCTGATGCCTCTGCGCACTGGTTCCGGCACGCCCACGCCTCACACGCCCTGGACAATGGCGCGCCAGCGCACGTCGTCCAGCAGACTTTGGGACATTCCGACCTGAAGACCACAACACGATACGCCCACGTCCGAGAGGGCGATGGCGGCGGCAATTACCTGAAAGACTGACGCCTCACGAAAACACGGCGTCGGCCATTATTGGAGAGCGCTATGAGCACCCGATATCGACGACGCCCTGAGACGCCTGATGAAATCAGAGCCGAGAACGTGAATTTCTGGACACGCGCCGCCGAGCGTTACGAACGCACGGCACAATACGCCCGAATGCCTGGAATGAAGCTCTGGGCGGCTGCCGAGGCGCGCCGTGCCCGTGAGATTGAAGCCAAGCGCAAGCGAGAACAGGCATGAGCCACAATCCTGACGACTACATGACAGATTCCGCAGGACGCCTTGTCCCGCGTGCGAACGTGAAGCCGGAAGACCTTCTGCAGGACGAACTGGTCAAGAAGCTTTTCGAGCGTGCCCGCTCTATTCGGGACGGAATGCGCCAGTTTCGTGAGGATGCGGACAGCGATATCCGGGCTTTTCTGGACCTGCTGGCTGAACAGTATGGAGCCAAGAAAGGTGGCGCGAAGGGCAATCTGACGCTGGCGACCTATGATGGCTGTGAGCGCGTGACCATCGCTATCAGTGACACCATTACCTTCGGCCCTGAACTCCAGATCGCCAAGGAACTGGTGGACAGCTGCCTGACGCGCTGGACAGAAGGCGGAAACGCCAACATCCGCGCTGTCGTCACCGATGCCTTTGATGTCGGCAAGGAAGGCAAGCTGAACGTGTCCAAGATCCTTGGGCTGCGTAGGCTTTCAATCGACGATGAGGAATGGAAGCGTGCCATGCAGGCCATCACCGACGCGGTGAAGGTGAATGCCTCTCGCAGCTACATCCGTTTTCATGAGCGTGCCTCTCCGGACGCCGCCTTCATCCAGGTTCCTTTGGATATTGCCAAGGCCTGACCAGCTTCCTGCCATGTGATTGGACGCAATCCTGTGGTGGGGGATAAGCTGCGTACACAGCTGATCCGGGTGCGACTAACACCCACAGCGAAGCTGCCCCACCGACCACTGCAGTGGCGGGGCTTTTTATCGAGTAAATGAATGAGGGAGGCGAATCAGGGTCTTATCCCCGTCGCACCAGTGCGTCCTGTTGCGCCTTATCTGGGTGGAAAACGTGGTCTGGCAAAGACCATCAGCGAGCGCATCAAGAGCGTTCCACACACCACCTACGTCGAGCCTTTTGTTGGCATGGGGGGCGTTTTTCTGCGGCGTCCGTTCAGGTCGAAGGCTGAAGTCATCAACGATCTGAACCGTGATGTTGCTAATCTCTTCCGGATCCTCCAGCGGCATTACGTGCCACTCATGGACATGCTCCGCTGGCAGGTGACAAGCCGAGACGAGTTTGAACGACTCCGGCGTGCTGAAGCGACCAGTTTGACTGATCTGGAGCGTGCTGTTCGGTTTCTGTATCTCCAGCGCATGGCCTTCGGCGGGAAGACCAAGGTTCAGGCATTTGGCGTCTCAGTTGGACGCCCTGCCCGCTTTGACGTCGCAACTCTTGGACCGATCCTTGAAGATGTGCATGCGCGCCTCTCAAGCGTTGTCATCGAGTGTCTGCCCTGGGCGGATGTCATCACGCGTTATGATCGACCTGAAACGCTGTTCTATCTGGATCCACCCTACTGGGGGAACGAGAACGACTATGCAGCTGCTTTCAGCCGCGATCAGTTCATGCAGATGGCTGATGTTCTGGCATCGATCAAAGGCCGCTTCATCTTATCTTTGAATGATCGCCCTGAGGTCCGGGAGACATTCAGCCGGTTCCGGATTGAAAGCGTCGACGTGAACTACTCGATCAATCCCAACGCAGCTGGCAAGCGCGGTGAAGTTTTGATCTCTAACTAGACCACATGGGAGAGTGTCATGGCGCTGCTACGTTGCATCAACAGCGGGTTAGCAGTGCTGGACACCAGCATTGCTCGCGTTCCTCCCAAGACTGCGGATGCGTTCTACGTGTCGAAGGAATGGCGCGGCCTGATGGCCACCATCCTCAAACAGCGTGGACGCGTCTGCGAGCGCTGCGGCCGCACCGGCTGCCGGATCTTCGGGGATCATATCGTTGAACTGAAGGACGGCGGCGCGAAGCTGGACCCAAAGAACGTCCAGCTGCTCTGTGGTTCGTGCCACACGGCCAAGACGGCGCAGGCCAGAGCAAGGCGAACGGCAAAAAACTGGTGAAAATGGCGGAAAACTGCCGTTTTTTCATCTCAACACGTCAAACCATACCGAAATGGTACGGATTGAGGGGGTGGGTCGGATCTTCAGGCCGGCCCAGGGGGCGTAACCGCGCCAGTCCCACGCGTGAAAATTTTTCCTGAAATTACGAAATGAGGTGCGCACCATCCTGCGCAGGACGGTCCAGAATGTCGAAGAAACCGCCAACAGACTGGGCGGAAATTGCCGACGCTTATTGCGCGGGAAGCCTGTCAAACCGCCAGATTGCCAAGCAATTCGGGATTGCTGAAAGCACCCTGCGCAAGCGCATCGCGTCTGAAGGATGGGAGAAAACGGGCGCGCAAAAGGTGCGCACTTCTACCCCAAAAGTGCGCACCACTGCGCAGCAACGTCCAGTTGCGCACAAACGCCCTTCCCCTGTCGTTGCTGAAGCCATTCCTGACGACCTGGAAGGCCGCCTTTTAAGTCTTGCCGAGCGTATGACTGATGAGCTGGAAGACATCACAGCGCACCACGGTGAAATCTCAGAAGCGATTGAAATCGAGACCGCGAACGATGAAAGTCCGCGCCGTCGGGACGCGATGATGAAAGCCATTAGCCACCCACTGCGCACCAATTCCCTCAAGACGATTGCACAGACTGTCGCGCTTCTGGGCGGAAAGGCTGGCGCCAAAAGAGGGAAGAAAGAGCAGCAGAAAGAGGCGGCGGAAAACGCGTCTTCAGGTCGGTTCGCTCCAATGAGCCAGCCCAAGCTCGTGGTGAACAATGGCAAATGACGGGACGGTCAAAACAACCTCTCGGGTCCGAAAAGCTGTCCCAAAACGATCGGGCATAAAAAAAGCGGTCAAACAGGTCGCGGCTATTACAGCCGCCGTTGCGAGCCTCACCTGGTCAACGGCCTGCCCTGATTGGGAACAGCGGATTGTTGCCCGCGAAAGCCTGATCCCCTGCGCACCTCTTTTCCCTGCCGCTGCCAAGCAGGGCATGGACGTTTTCAATGCCCTGAAGCTCGTCGACGTGATGGGCGAGCCGACGATTGGGGAGTCCTGCCGTCCTTGGCTGAAGGATTTTGCGGCATCCTTCTTTGGATCCTACGATCCGGATACAGGCGTCCGACACATCAACGATTTCTTCCTGCTGGTCAGCAAGAAGAACACCAAGTCCACCATTGCAGCTGGTGTCATGCTGACCCAGCTAGTCCTAAATTGGCGGCGTTCCGCTGAATTTTTGATCCTGGCACCAACTAAGGAAGCAGCCGACAACGCGTTTAAACCAGCTCGCGACATGGTCCTGAACGATCCTGAACTTGCTGCGATCTTTCATGTCCAGCAGTACAACCGCGTTATCACCCATCGGCAGACTGGTGCCACGCTCAAGGTCGTGGCCGCTGATGGGCAAGCAGTCGTGGGTAAGAAGGCCACCGGGATCCTGATCGACGAACTGTGGGAATTTGGGAAGAAACCGACAGGCGAAAACATGATCATGGAGGCCATGGGGGGCATGTCCTCGCGGCCTGAAGGCTTCGTGATCTACCTGTCCACTCAGTCGGAAGAAGAGCCCGCCGGCGTCTTTAAATCCAAGCTGGAGTATGCCCGGTCTGTCCGGGATGGAAAGCTGGAAAACAAGAAATTCTTTCCGGTTATCTACGAGTTTCCCGCCTCTCTTATCGAGGCTGAGAAACACAAAGATCCAGACAATTGGTACATCACCAATCCGAACTACGGACTGTCAGTCAGTGAAGACTTTCTCCTCAGTCAGTTTGACCAGCAGAAGGAAGCCGGTGAAGGCCCGCTACGGGTCTGGATGGCCAAGCACCTCAACGTCCAAGTTGGATTGTCCCTGCGAGAAAAAGCCTGGGCCGGTGCGAAATACTGGGAAAAATGCGGCGATCCGGACCTCACGCTAAAAGAGCTTGTCAGGCGATCTCGTGTCCTCGTCGTCGGCATTGACGGCGGTGGCCTAGATGATTTCCTGTCCATGGTCGTTCTGGGCTGTGATGAGGAGACAGAAGAGTGGCTGCATTGGCAACGCAGCTGGGTCTTCTGCGATGTTCTCAAAACTCGCAAAGAAGAAGCCCCCCGATATCTCGACTTTGAGAAACAAGGGGATCTCGTTCTGGTCACTCTCATGCAGGATGACATCATTGAGTTGGGCGACATCGCAGAGGACCTCAACCAATCGGGCAAACTTGCCCTGATCGGGCTTGATCCAGCTGGGGTCGCGGAAATCGTCTTTGAGCTTCGCCGTCGCGGGATTGAGGAAAGCCAGATCGTCGGTGTCAGTCAGGGCTGGAAGCTCACTGGGCCGATCAAGACCCTAGAGCGCAAGCTGGCGGACGGGTCTTTCCATCATGGAGGCCGTCCTATCATGGCCTGGGCCGTCGGCAATGCCAAAGCCCAGGCACGCGGCAACAATATCGAAATCACAAAGCAGCTGGCAGGCGGAAAGAAGATCGATCCCCTGATGGCCACGTTCGATGCCGTAGCCTGCATGTCCAAAAACCCGGAGCCACCCGGATCCAAAAGCATTTTTGACCGTGAGGACCTATGGGATTCCTGAACTCCATTTTCGGCAACTCTCAACGTCCTCGCTCGGAACGTATCGAGCGTGTCTTGCCGCCCGTGATGGCCCAGAGCCTCGAAAATCCCAGCACGCCGCTTTCTGAGATCAGCAACTGGGGCGAATTTCTGGGACTTCCGGGTACAAGCGATGACTGGATGCCACCCGTCAGTGAACGTACGGCCATGGCCTGCTCGGCTGTGTATCGATGCGTGACTTTGGAAGCGGGCGTTATCGCGGGTCTGCCGCTCAAGATCTATCGCCTGTCTGCGGACGGTCAGCGCGAAGAACTGCCAAACCATCGGCTGATGCCACTGCTGCAGACGGCACCTTTTCCAGGACGAGCGCTCACAGCTTTCTCCTGGCGGGAACTCTGGGGCGTGAACATGCTGCTCTGGGGCAATCATTACAGTGCCATCCGCTACGATGGGGCAGGCCGCGTCATCGGCTTTGACGCCTATATGCCCTGGCAGGTTCAAGTGGTCCGATTGCCAGGCAAGCGTGGCATCAATTTCTATGTTTGCACAGACGACGACGGCAACAGCGAAGTGCTGCACCAGGAAGACGTGCTGCACATTCCCGGACCGGGCTTTGACGGAATCAAGGGCCTGTCCCGGATTCAGTCGTTTGCTCGTGGCTCGGTCGGCCTGGCGCGTTCGATGGAAGAGCGCACAGGCCGTGTCCACCAGAACGCCTCGATGCCAAGCGGCGTCATGCAGGTGCCAAACAAGATGTCGGATCCGGGCTTTAATCGGCTCAGGCGCCAGCTGGAACAGGCTCACTCCGGCGTAGCTAACTGGGGTAAAACGGTCATCGCAGATGAAGGGTCGAAATACACGCCCTTCCAGTTGTCACCGCAGGATCTCCAGACGATCGAAGCCAGACGTTACCAGGTAGCAGATATTTCCCGCTTCTTTGGCGTCCCGCTCCATCTCCTGAACGAGACTGACAAGACCACGTCCTGGGGCACAGGCCTGTCTGAGAACACGCTGGCGTATCTGATCTTTTCGTTGGACGCCGATTTGCGGAGGATCGAAAGCGAGCTGAATTACAAGCTGTTCTCGGGCACCCGTCTGTTCGCAGAATTTGACCGGGACGGCCTGCTGTCCATGGATCCGGCCAAGACAGCCACGGTCATGCAAAGCGAGATCTCCAGCGGTGTCAGCACCATCAATGAGGCGCGCCGGAAAAAGAACCGCCCCCCCGTCAAGGGCGGCGACACACCACTGATCAACAGCACCAACGTGCCGTTGACGGCACAGGCAGCGAAGGGGCCGGATAATGCCCCGCCTGTTCCTCAACCTTCACCAAGGCAACAGGAATGAAACGCTACAATGCCCAGGCTGGCCGGTTCTCAAACCGCGCTCTCCTGGCCTTTACGCAGGCAGGGCTTCCCCAGACCCTGACCAGTCGCCCCCGTGCAGACGGGCAACCGGCCGAGATCCTGCTCTATGACGAGATCGGCTTCTGGGGGGTGACAGCAAAAGATTTTGCCAACCAGCTCGCACAAGTCGGTCCCGGACCGATCAACCTGCGCATCAACAGCCCAGGCGGTGACGTGTTCGATGGTCTAGCCATCTATGCCTCGCTCAAGCAGCATGATGGCACGGTCAATGTCATCATCGACGGTCTGGCAGCCTCGGCAGCCTCCTATATTGCTTTGGCGGGCGATACGGTCATGATCGCACCCAATGCTTTCATGATGATTCACAATGCCTGGGGTCTTGTCGTCGGCAACAAAGCTGACATGACGGCCACGGCGGCCGTGATGGCCAAGATCGATGGCCAGATGGCTTCCCTCTATTCCGGCAAAACAGGCCAGAGTTTGGAGGATATCTCCGCACTGATGGATGCCGAGACCTGGTTTACGGCCGAAGAGGCCAAGGATGCAGGTCTGGCCGATGTCATCGTGAATGATGACCGCACTATCTCGCCTTCGGCCAAGATCGATCTGACACCTGACAAGGATGTCCTCGCACTGGCGGCCGAGATGGCCATCGCATCACGCCAGCGTATGGCTCGCCTGGCCGAAGCTGAAAACGCCCTCTGACCATGCTCTTTCCGCCCTCGAAGTGAGGCGGGATCAGGGCATGACCTATACGGAACGCCACCCCTAGAGCGTGGCGGTTCCCCTTTCATTCCAAAACAGGAAATCCCATGCGTTCCAAGGAATTGCGCGCCAAGCGTGCAAAGCTGATTTCTGACGCCCGCGCTCTGATCAACGGCGAAACTGTCACCGCCGAACAGAATGCCCAGTTCGACGCCATGATGGCCGAGGCAGACGAACTGAAGGCCCGAATTGATCGCATCGAGACAGCTGAGGCTGCTGAAGCGGAACTGGCTGTGCAGATTGCGGCCCGTGGCGAAGGTGAAGGCCGAGGCACAGACGAACAGCGCGATCGTGAAACGCAGGAAGTCCGTGTCTTCGGCGCATGGCTACGTGGTGGCATGGACAACCTTGCCGGAGATGACCGTGTCTTCGCTCTTAACCAGGCACATCTCGGCACTAAGTTCCGGGCCGCACAAAGCACCCAGTCAGGCCAGGCTGGCGGCTATCTCGTGCCTCCCCTCTTTGCTGATCAGCTCCTGGTCGCTCTGAAGGGATACTTCACAGCACTGGATCTGTTCGACGAAATCCCCACGGCAACTGGTGCGCCGCTTCCCTGGCCGACCAATGATGACACGGCCGCCCGTGCCAAGATCATTGGCGAGAATACGCAAATTGGCACCAGTGACCTGAAATTCGGAATCTCCAGTGTCCTAGCCTATCTGTACGCTACGGATGCCGTCCTGGTGCCCTGGACGCTGATGCAGGATTCCTTTCTTGATCTAGACGCCTTCCTGCGCATGGCTCTGGCGACGCGCTTTGGCCGTACCCTGGCGGATGATCTGACTGTAGGTACCGGCACGAATATGCCGCAGGGTGTCTGTACAGCTGCGGGCGTAGGCGCGACGACGGCTGAAGTCGCCATCGGTTATGATGACATTCTCGACCTGCAGCACAGTGTGGATCCAGCCTATCGTCAGGGCGCTTCGTTCATGTTGAACGATATGACGTTCAAGGCTTTGCGCAAGCTGAAGGACAATGAAGGCCGCCCACTCTGGTCGCCATCCATTGCTGCAGGCGCACCGGATATGTTCGCGGGCTCGCCTTTGAACATCAACCAGAGCATGCCTGACATTGCGGCCGGGAATAAGGCCATGCTGTTCGGCAACTTCAAGAACTACAAGTTCCGAAACGTAAAAGGCCTGTCGGTCGTGCGCCTGAATGAGCGCTATGCCGACGCTCTCCAGACCGCCTTCTTCGGATATGCGCGCTTCGGCGGTGGTATGCCTGGTGCCGGTACGGCCATCAAGGCGCTCCAGACAGGCGCAGCGCCAGCGAACGGCGGCGGCTAACCTCAAGCAGGAGACTGATCGATGAGAAGCATTGCCCTCGGGTCAGCTCCTGCCCTGGTGCCTTTGGCCTCTCTGGCGGATCTGAAATCAGATTTGGGCATCACGGATGTCCAGTCTGATACAGACCTCGAAAGATACCTTCTGGATGCAACTGAGGCCGTGCTGACATTTATCGGCCGGCCACTTTTGTCCCAGACCTGGCAGGACCAAATCTTTGTGCGTCCCTTCCCTCGCACGCTGTCTCTGCTTCTCGGCGTCTATCCCGTTCACAACGTGATTGCCGTCACACGAAACGGAACAGCGCTTGAGCAAGATACCATCAACGATCTGGTCATCGATGACGACTGCGGCGAGCTTTATCGGCCTGATGTTACACAGCCTTTCTGGCCGGCAGGCCGGTATATCGTGACCTATGAGGCGGGTTATAACCCGCCCGTCACTCTGGATGACGGAACCGTGCAGCCTGGAAATTTTCCGGGCGCCATTTGCCTGGCCGTGCGGCGCGTCGCAGCAGCCTCCTACTATGCTCAGGGCCGTGATCCGACTTTGAAATCAGAAAATGAACAGGGCGTGGGCTCCACAAGCTGGGCTGTTCCGGATCCCTCTTTAGGAGGACTGACACCGGAAGCGGCGGGGCTGGTGCAACGTTTCCGCAGCGCAGGGTGTGCCTGATGGGCTATCAGACAGAACGCAGGCGACGTCAGATCCGACGTAAAGGCCGCATGATGGCGCTGTCCCGTGCAAATAATGGCAGTTTTCCTGCCCCTGTGCCAGTGAGCCTGCTCGCCTATTCCGCGCCGCCTGCTACGGCCGCGCTGGAAGCGGGCGTATCAGTCATGCCCTTCGTGGCGGAAACCCTGAATGATGAGCTGCAAGCCGCTGGATACGGCCGTCCTCGCAAGGATGACCGTCTCGTGGATGGCGGCCGCACCTACACGCTGACAGATGCGACAGCCGTTTATGACGGCGATCAGATCTGCGGCTGGAAACTCTTTGCAGCAGGTGGAACATGACGTCTCCCGTCGTCTGGATGGACGGGTTCCAGCGCGCTTCTGCGGCGATGGCTCCTTTTGGAATTCCGGTGCTCGATGCGATGGCGCAAGCCGATGATGATCAGAAGCACCCCTGGGTTCTGTTCGAAGTCGCCAGCGCGGACGGTGATCGCCTCGGCGTCGGTGAAATCGTTGACGAAGAAACCGGCCAGATCTGGCTGCACCTGTTCGTGCCACGCGGTTATGGGGCCTTGCCTGCACTCGAACGCCGCAAGGCTCTGTCAGTCGCGTTCCGCGTCCCGGACGGTGCTGCCCCCGAAGGCCTCTATTATGACGGGAAGTCTTACGATCCGCCCGATAAAGACCAGACAGGTAACTGGGTGCGGTTCAGTTTGGCCGTTACCTATCGGTATCAGGACATTGTCCTGCCTCTGCCATCCCCCTGATTTTCTCTGACACAGCCACCCTCGCGGTGGCTTTTTTTTGAGGTGAAACCATGGCCTTCACGGGCTCGACAGCAGGGTATCAGGCCGGTGCCCAGTCCAATGACACGGCCATCGCCTATGGTCTGGAACAGAATTACGGCGTCCAGGCGACCGGGACATTCCAGAGCACCCGTTTCACGGGCGAAAACTTCCGTCCTCAGGACACAACGCAGCGTCCGGATGAAATCAATACGGACATCGAAGCCTCTCAGGAAGTCGTCACACAGACCACGACCTCAGGCACGCTGTCTGGTGCCCTGTCGTATGGCACCTATGACGACATGCTGGCTGCCGTCCTTGGCGCAGACTGGAACAGCAACACGATCCAGAACGGTGCCGTCGTCAAAACCTGGACGGTCATCGAAAAGCTGGGCGGAAAATGGCTGGTGCGTCCAGGCTCCTTCTGCACGCAGGCACAGCTCACCTTTGCCCAGGGCAGCTTCTCGTCCGTCGCGTTTGACTTCACCTGTAAAGGCCAGTCCATCGCAGACGCTGATCCTGCCACGGCTTATACGGCAGCCCCGACAGGCCGGATTTTCGACACGGTCGGCAACTTCTCTGGCCTGACCATTCAGGGCAAGACCCCCGCTGGCTGTATTCGTCAGGTTCAGATCACGCTGAACCGGAATGGCTCCGGGGCTGATTATGGCATGGGCCATGCGGATGCCTGCGGGATCCGTCCAGGCGAAATTCTGGCAACAGGCCAGATCCAGTATTTCTTCAAGACCTGGGATGAATACCAGCTTTACGCCGCAGGAACGCAGGGACCGATCGCCATTACGGTGAAGGACGCGGCCGGGAACAGCTACGTGTTCACCTTCCTGAACGCAGCCCTCCGGAACCCGCAGATCAATGCCGGCAGCAAGAACACCACGATCGTGGCCACGTTCGACATTTCCGGCAATCCGCTGGCAGCGGGCGGAACCTTCAAGATCGACCGGATCCCGGCAATGCCTCCAGCTTCTGGCGGCTGACATGAGGTTACGTCATGGCTGACATCCATTGTCCAGGCGTGACGGTCGCGTCGGCGCGGACCCTGCGACTGCTGGCGTCCAGTACGCCGCCGCTCTGGGGTGTCCGGCTGCCTTCCATTCGGCAAAGCTGGGCACCGAAAGCACCGGCTGACGTCCTGGAGTTTGCACTGGATCCCCGCCGCTGGCTTGCGGATGCGGGTGACACGCTTCTGTTCGTCTCTGCCACGGTTCCGGATCCTGTCACGTCCTCGGACCTGACAGCGCTCTGGTGCGGCAAGGTCAGCGGCCTCGCCGTTGTCTGTCTGGCAGGTGGCCAGCCGAACACACTGGTGCCGGTCAGTCTGACTCTGCACACGTTGCAAGGCCGCCGTCACACAGAAGCCGTGACTGTCCAGATCAACCTGGACAGCGAGCCGGACGACGTGCCGGACTGGCCATCTCTGGCCGATGGCACGCCCATCATTCCGAACGCACTGACGGATCCGGATGGCCGGGTTCTTACCCTTGGCACCTCGCAGATGAAGCAGGTTTCCGTGGCGCAGCTGCTGTCTCCGGACGGGACCAGTCACCTCACATCCCCTGCCGGCGTCCCGTTGCTCAATCAGGTTTTCCGATCGGCAACAGACACGCTGCTGCTCGCATAGAGAGACAACATGGCAACAACCAATCAACCAGGACAGCCGATTTCAGGCCTCCCGTTTGCTGACAGCGTGTCTTCTACGGACGCGCTCCTGGGAATCGTCACCAAAGCCGGCGGAACAGGTGCCAATCAGGTCACAATCCTTGTTCTGGCACAGGCCATCAGTGCGGCAATCGGTCTGGACGATGCTGTTGAGGCTGCGGAAACGGCTGCTGCAAGTGCCGCGGCCAAGGCTGAAGCGGCCGGGACTGCGTCCTCGGACACCGTAAATTCCTTCCGAGGCAAATCGGGCGGCCTGGCAGCGCTAGATGCTCTGGGGCAGTTGTCCCTGACAGACGGCAAATCCCTGGTCGCGGCGCTGAAGGTTCTGCCGGCCACACAGACCACGCCAGCCCGTCTGGCGACAGCCATTCCGCTGGATGGGGCAACGCAGTTTCAGACGGGCGACACCGTCGCCACGCTGGCAGATCTGTTGACGGCCGTGTCCGGACTGGATGGTAGCCAGATCTATATCGATCAGGGTGGCTTTGTCCGCCCTGTCCCATCTGATGCGCAGACCCTGCCATCCGATCTGGTGGCTGACGGAAGCCGCTACCGGGCGCCTGCGGAGTATCAGGCCGGGACGAAATCCCTGCCGGCAGGACTGTCCCTGAATGCAGACGGTGAAACCATCATGACGGATGGCAGCCAGTTTTTTGCTGGCACCTGGGCGAACGGCCCGCTGCTCTCACCCCTTTAATACTGGAAGACTCATGTCTCTTTCTGATGGAAACCCGACAACCTTTGGCAAGGTTGGAGCAGATACTTTCGTGCGCGGTGACGCCTCTGCCCTGACAGTGCTGGATCCGGGCAGCGATACACCAGCAGCTGGCATTCGTCTGGATGCGCTTGCCAGTCAGACCCGACAGGCCGCAAGTGATGCGTCGGATGCCAAGACATCTGCATCTGAAGCTGTTGCTGCAGTAAAGTCGGCTGGAACGGACGTCGATACCAAGCTGGGAAATTATCTTCCGAAGAGCTCTATCGGCGCGAATGGTGGTGTCGTCGGCATCGATGACGGTGGCGGCATTCTGCTCAACTCCGTTTCGGGAGCCATTACCTATATTAATGCTGGAAAGCCCGGAGGGTCCGACCAGACCGCCATTCAGTTTTATAGCGGCTCCAATGAGGGGACAGCAGCCACGCTGACTGCCTGGGGTGGAACAGGCGCTATGGACGGAAATCTGGCCGTGGGAGGGTCCACGCTGCACCCACAGACCAATAACGTCACCAGCCTGGGAACATCCAACAACGCCTGGTCGGGCATCGTAACCCAGACAGCGCCGCAGGTTGTTTCAGACGCAAACGACAAGAAGATCGTCGGCACCCTGGGCGACAGTGGTTATGCGGACATCACAGCAAAACTTCGGGCCGCCTGGGCTGCCATCAGCGGCGTTGTGTACACTCTGAAAGGTGGTGCATCTGATCGTCGCCACATTGGCGTCATTGCTCAGACTGTACAGGCCGCCTTCACCGCGCAGGGGCTCGATCCTGCGGAATACGGTCTCTGGTGTTCAGAGCCACGGACGCAGATCGTAACGGCGAAAAATGAAGATGGGTCTACGACCACGACCGTCCAGCCAGTGTACGAAGCCGACGGAAAAACGCAGGCGACCCAGCAGACGCTTCGCTATGAAGAACTGCTGTCTCTGGGCCTGTTCTGTGAACGTCTGGAACGGTCTGACCTGACGGCCCGGATTGCTGCCCTGGAAGCCAAGACCGCTTCTCCCGCTGCGGCATAAGGAAACCTCATCATGGGGGACAACCCAACCTCTGTGGACAATGCGATCTGGGGCCTGCGGGCCTCAGAAACGTTTCTGCGTCTACCATTGCCGGACAGGTTCGTTATTGCCGCGCCGTCAGCTCCGACAGACAGTGACGGGGTAAACTGCACATTTGCCATTCTGGCCGGCGATGCTGTTCTGTATTCCAACGATAGCGGGAAATGCACAGTCGGCCTCCAGGGGCAGACCAGTGCGGGCGCGTCCAAGAAGAACCTCAAGATCAAGGTCAAGAACGGCAGCAAGAGCAAGGTTGCCATTCAGTTTGGATCGTGGGCCGAAAGCACGTCCATCACGCTCAAGGCCTATGGCTCCATTCCGGGCAATCCCACGGCCTTTGATCGCTCCATGGTCCGTGAGGCGGTCAGTCTGGAAATCTGGCGACAGATCCGGCGCGACACTCCGTCGGATCCGGGCCAGCTCACGCCGTGGTACGCACGGCTGAATGCGACGACCACGCTCTTTCAGTCGCCTCTGTGCTCGTGTGACTGTTGGCCGGTCAACGTCTACCTTCAGACGCCCTCTGATTCGCAGCCCGTGTTTTATGGCTGCTATATGCTGCGATCGGATAACAGCAATCAGACCTATCTGATTGACGACCAGAATCCATCTCACTATCTGCTCCAGCCGCAACACGGCTCGGATGCGATCTGGACGGACAAGGGCCAGTTAAACACGTCTGTCTGGGAATTCTCGTCTCCGGCCAAGCCTGACACATCCGTGCCAGGACGCCTAATCGACTGGTTTGCATCCTGTCTTCAGGATCCGGGAAAATGGCTGCTGTATCGTGACTATCTCAATCTGGCGTCCTGGCTGGACTACCTCATCCATATTGAGGTGGTGGGGAGTTTCGACAGCACGCTGAATAACGTCATCCTGAAATCGTACACAGCCACGCAGACGTCCGGATTATGGGAAATTGATTCCTACGATCTGGATGAAAGCCTGGGTGTGAAGTGGAATGAGCCAAATGGTGCCGCGCCAGACACCACGGGCTGGGCCAGTGATGGGGCAACGGTTTTCAAGCAGATGCGTGATCAGTTTCAGGATCAGATCCGTGCCCGTTACGCCTACTTGCGGCGGTCAGGGACATTGTCCGGCACCGCTTTCCGGTCGGTTCTGCAAAACTATGCGCGTTTTCGACCTGACGATCTGGCAGCCGACTTGGCGCTCTACGGGACAAACGCTATCGCGTCCTATCCCTATCTGACGCACTGGTACGACGGCCGCCTGGCGTGGCTCGATGCCCAGTGGGGCTATTCAGCCTGACGTGACATCCGCCGCCCTCCGAGGCGGTTTTTTTATACCCTCAATTCAAACGGAAAAAATTAACATGGCAAAGCTGTCAGCCTTTTCGCGCGATCGTAACCGTGTCTCCCAGGGCGAAGAAATCGAAGTCGGACCTGAAGGCAATACGTTCTTCATCACAACGCGCGGCTTTACGCCTGCCTATCGTGACACGCTGTATGCGCTGCGTCTGGCAGAAGCCCGTGACCTGAACCGCTCTGTTCGGGCTGGCGCGGGCTTTTACGCGCCTGACACGCTGCCACCGTCGAACGACGATCTGTGCCAGGGCAAGGCGCTAGCGCAGGAATGTGTGCTGGGCGTCAAGGGACTGGAAGGTGACGACGGACAGGATCTGACGGTGGATGCGTTCCGCGACATGCTGTCCAGTGGAGAGTATCCGGCCCTTGTCACGTTGTCCCTGATGGCGGCTGGCCGTGTCGGTGCCGAGCGGGAAGAACAGGCCAAGGCCTCCGAGGGAAACTGATTGCCTCACTCCAGTGGGAACTGGAGTGGGGCCAGTTCACGGGGGAGAACGAAATTCCAGAGATCCGTGAAGCGGCTCTGGAGCACCGTGTTCTCCCGGATCCCTGGAATGAGGTACCCTGGCGTGCCTGGCACGATCTCCAGCACGACCGTCCCTGGATTACCGACGGTCTGGGTGCAGGCATGGGGGCGATCCGGATTATTTCCCGCCCCCAACCCATCGGCTGGGTGGCCGTGGATCGGTGGTGTGATGCCAACGGTGTCACGGCGGACGAACGCCCGCTTGTGTTCCGCCTGGTGCGGGCTCTGGACATCGTGTTCCTCACGCATCGGAACACTCAGATCACGCAGGATCTCCAGAACGCTCTGAGGAAATAGTTATGGCATCGCCACGCAGTGTTGCCCGGAATATCCGTCTGTTCCGGGATCATGCTCTGTCACCGGCAGCCCAGTCGGCCTATCTGGCACGGGTCGCCATTGATGCCCGTGACACGGCCGTGCGGCGCGGGGATGCCCCTCCACACTGGACCACAAACGTGGATGGGCGTCAGGGGGCGCCGGAAAGCTCGGTCCGGCCTGATGGATTCATTCTCTACAAGTTCAACGTGATGGGCCTGGCGGCCAAGGCTGCGCTCCAGCTTTGCAAGGAGCGTTCCCCTGTACGATCCGGACGGTACCGCGACAGCTGGGTGGTCGTGGTCGAGGGCAAGCCCTGGCCAGGAGATGTGGCTGACGTGCCAGACGGCAAAGACGTCATGATTGTTAATCCTCAGCCCTATGCCCGCAAGATCGACACTGGCGCCATGAAAATGAGTGTTCCGCCCGGAATTGTCGAAGCTGTGCGCCAATCCATCCAGCGCAAATTCCCGACCGTGAACGCGGCCCGTGCCTTTGTGACGGTGCCCTCCGGATTGCTGGAAAACGCACCTTACATCCTGCGTCGCAATGGACGCGCCAAAGACCGAGCAGCCGGAAAAGCGATCACCTATCCGGCTCTAATACTCACCCGAAGAACCTGAGGTTTTGTCATGGCGACAGTTGAGCAGATCGAAGTTTCCTACCGTGGACAGATCGCCTCAGCTGCGCAGGCAGATGCGGATGCCCTGGACAAGGTTGCGGACGGTCTGGACCGGGTCGGTGACTCTGTTGAGGTCACAGACAGCAAGATTACTCGCACGACCAAAACAGCTGAAGGCTGGGTTAAAACCCTTGATACCGTCACGAAGTCAGCAACTGCCCTGCAAAAGGCGCAGGACAAGCTGAACGAAGTCACTGAGACGGTGAATGAGGGCGTCCGCAAAGGTGAGGTCACGCAGGCAGAAGCGGCCCGCACGATCGATGCCCAGGCCGCCAAGGTCAAGAAACTGTCGGACGCCCATGACGCGGCCGTGAAATCAGCCAAGGGGGCCAGCGATGCGCTCCAGGACACGACCGATAAGGTCAAGCTCTCTGGATATCAGTTCGGCATTGTCGCTGATGAAGCGCATAAGTTCTTTGACCAGGTGATGTCTGGCGGCTCTGCCATGAAGGCCGCCTTCTATCAGGTGCCGAATATCGTCCAGACCATGGGCGGCCTCGGCAGCGCCGTGAAGGTTGTTGGCGGATTTCTCTCCGGTCCGGGCGGTCTTGCTGTTGCGGCTGCTGCAGGTGCCGCTGCCCTCTACAAGGTCGGCTCGGCGGCCGAAGCCGAACAGGAACAGCTGGCGACGCTGTCGCAGCATCTTCGGGCAACCCGTGATGACTACACCGCCATGGCCTCATCAGCCGAGGCAGCAGCACGCCAGCTTTCGTCCAGCAGTGGCCTATCGCTCGATGACAGCCGGTCCGTCACCACGACCTTTGCGGCCGTGCCCACCATCGATGGCTCCAGCCTCAAGGCACTGTCAGCTGAGGCGCGAGATCTGGCCGAAGTGATGGGCGAAACCGTGCCAGAAGCCGCCAAGACCATGGCGGATGCGTATGCGGATCCGGCCAAAGCGGCTCAGGACTTTGCCGACAAGGGTTTGCTGGGGGTTCATCAGAGCTTGGTCAGCCAGGTCGAAGATCTGCAAAACTCTGGCAACCGCCTTCAGGCCTGGCAGTTGCTCATGCAACAGGTCGGAACAGCAACACGCGGAGCTTCGGAACAGGGCCTGACGCCCTTCCAGCAGGCTTTGCATGACCTGCGGGACGACTGGGCCGCTCCGATTGCAGGTGCGAAAAGCCTAGCTGATTCCATAGGAGATGGCATTGTCGCTGGTGCGACGAAGGGTATCAATGCCCTTGCCTCACTCGGAACGTCGCTCCAGTCCGCCAAGAAGTGGATGGACAGTTTCCAGCCGGCGCATGTGGCCTATGAAGCGCAGCAGGCCACTCTTCGCAGCGGTTCATCATCTGGAATTTCCGGGCTGATTGACAGTGTTGGCTCTCAGATCGGGGCCAGCTCTGACGTCCTCTCCCTGGCGCACCGGATCCAGCCCGTGGAAAGTGCCACGGGTCAGTACAAAAACGGTCAGGTGGTCACGTCGTCTGCCGGTGCCATTGGCGCCATGCAGGTGATGCCGTCCAATGCTGACGGGAATGACCTAACGGACCCGACCGGCAACGTCACGGCCGCTGAACGGCTCCTGATCCGGCTCTATTCCAAGTATGACGGCAATCAGCAGCTTGTGGCCATGGCCTATAACTGGGGCGAAGGAAATGTTGATTCCTACCTGAAGGGATCAAAGTCTGTTCCGCAGTCTGTCCAGGATTATGCGGACAAGGTGACGGGTGGCGAGGTCTATGGCGCCACGACTGTTGCCAACATGCAGGGAAAAGTCAGTGACGCCCTGAAATCTTCGGACAGTTCTACGGCCTCCCAGGTGCAGGATCAGACCAACGCTATCAAGCAGCTGACGTCTGCCCAGGCAGCACTGGATGACCTGCACAAAGCTGGCAAAGTGACAGACGCTGACTATGCGGCGTCCACTCAGGATCTGACCAATCGTCTGCTGACCCATAAGGGGGCATTGAACGAACTCCGGGATCCGCTTCAGGAGCTGGCGCATCAGCAGGAACAGGCCACGGATGCGGCATGGGCTGGATCAGCCGCGCAGAAAGCCATGGTCCAGGTGGATCAGCAGGTTGAGGACGCTGCCCGCAAGATGGGTCAGGCGCATGCCTCCACCGCTGACATTCTGGTGGCTGAAGCGCGAGAACAGCAGATCCTGACGGGTCAGTTCAATGCTTCGATCGAGACCATGACCCGCAAGACGACTGCCCAGGAAGCGCTTCTATCTTCCTATGATGGCAGCAAGGGTAGCCTCGATCAGTATCTGCGGTCTGTGGAAGCGTCTGAGACGATTCAGAATACCTCGACAGGGAATACGAAAGAACAGGCCCGTCAGCTGGCTGTTCTCACGGATGCCCTGAACAAGTCTGCGGCCGCACAGGCGGACGTGACCACCGCACGCAAGGCTTATGGTCAGTTCCTCGATCTGGATTACATCAAGGCGGAAACGGCGTCTCTGAGTCAAAACTCGGATGCGGTTTCGGTTCAGATGGCTGTCCTGAAAGAGCGGAACAGCCTTCTGGAGAATGGTGCCGATCTCACGTCCAAGGCCAGTCAAACGGATCTGGCGAACGTGGCAGCGATTCAGTCAGCCACGAATGCCTACCAGCAACAGCAGGATGCACTGAATGAGCTGACCAGTGATATTTCCTCAGCAGCGGATACGCTATCGGGGGATTTCACGCAGGCCTTCGTCAATGCCTCCAATGGCGGGGTGACGTTCAAATCTGCCATGCAGGGCGTCGAAAGCCAGCTGGTCTCCATGATCGCCAAGTTGGCGCTCATCAATCCACTTCTGAGTGCCATCGACGGTAAAAGCCGCACAACCCTTGGCAGTATCGGCTCCCTTTTTGGAGGCGGTAGCGCTGTGGGAGGCGTTTCCATTCCAACAGTGAATATTGGATCCCAAGACGATGCAGACGCCTTGGGTGGGCTGGGGTCGGCGGCATCAGCCTCTGGTTCGCTTGGCAGCCTTGGTGGTGCCTCGTGGCTGTCCTCCGGCCTGAAAACCAATCTGTTCGGGACGGCGACAGTCGGCAACCTGCTCGGCGGCGTTGGGGCTGGGTTCGGTCTTGGCTCTGCTCTCGGCGGTATCGGCGGTGGAACAAACGGCACATTGGGCAGCGGAATTGGCTCCGGCATTGGCGCTCTGGCCGGCTCGTTTATTCCAGGCGTTGGAACACTGATCGGTGGCCTGGTGGGTGGTGGTCTAGGTGGCCTTCTTGGTGGCCTCTTCGGGCACAAGAAGAACCCCTACACGATCGACCAGGTGCAGACGATCGATGGTCAGCTGTCTCTGGGCCAGACCTGGAACCAGGCACAGACGGACACGATCACGGAGCAGCTGAAGACGGATATTTCGTCGATCAACAGCGTTCTGTCTGCGACTGGAGCTGATATCGGCGGTGGCTACCTGGGCACGGTCCGCAACGACAAGAACAACAAAAATGCGGCGCTCCGGTCCGTCTCCCTGACGGATCTGCTGAAAAGCTCCACGTTGACCAGCTCTGACGCCACGTTCAATCAGGCGCTGTCTCAGGGCATGCCCTCGGATATTACGGACGTTTCCACCTATACGGCAGCGATCCAGAGCCTGAAGACCATGGCCGATACGGTCGATCAGCTTGGTGTCTCGGTCTCGAAATTCAATTCGGACGGTACCGTCACGATCCAGAATTTCACGCAGCAGACCGGGGATCTGAAAACGGCGCTCGATACGGCGCTGGACGGACAGACGATGTCCACGTCCGATCTCCAGACGCAGATCTCCACGATCAGCACGTTCGTCAACACGACGATGCCGAGCCTGCTGTCAGCCACGGTTTCGGGCCAGCAGTCCTGGGTGGATCAGATGGCCACGCTGAAACAGACCTATGACGCTGCGGCGTCTCAGGCCTCGGCTTACGGGCTGGATTGGTCTGCCCTGACATCCAAATATCAGACGCTTTACGATCAGGGTTATGCAAACAACATGACCACGCTCAATCAGTCTGATGCGGGTGTCCGGGCGCGTTACATGACGGCGACAGGAGATGATGAAGGGGCAGCGCTCCTGAATTTTGACACCAGTGCCGATCAGCAGCGCCAGTCCCTGAAAGATACCTGGCAGTCCTTCCTGGGCGATTCCTATGCGTCCCAGCAGGCCTATGTGGATCAGTCGGCCGATCTGGAAAAGACGCTGGCAGCTGAACGCCTCCAGATCCAGCAGCAGTACAACGGCACGTCCGTGGCACAGCTGAAGGAATACCAGGAACAGGCGCAGCAATCTGTCACGTCGGTGTTTTCCAGCCTGACGGATTATGCGCGGGGGCTGAATACGTCCGACGCGTCGCCACTGTCTGCCCAGGCGCAGTACCAGAGCGCCAATGACAACCTGATGAGCGATTATCAGGCAGCCATGGGCGGGGATTATGATGCCCTGTCGCGGATCCAATCCGATGCCAGCACCTTCCTGTCCACGTCCAAGACCTGGCAGGGCTCTGGCACCGGATACAGCACGGATTTCACGCAGGTTTCGAATATCCTGAAAGCACTTGGCCAGTCAGACAGTGACAAGATCACGGCGTCTCTGGTCCAGAAGCTGTCGCAACAGACCAATGACCTTCTGAAAGGCATGACCGACCAAATGGCCGAGCTGGTGAAAGTTGCCACGGCAACACAGAAGACAACCCAGCTTCAGGCTGTCACCGACGCCACACGGCCGAGGGCGGCATGAGGTTTCGCACGGTTGATATGGAAATCGTTCTGCCGGCCGTCACGCAGCCGGCAGCGGTTCCAGGGTGGGGCAATGTTCCGTGGGGGGCTTTGACGCAATATCCGGATAATCCGGAATCAGTCGAAACCCTGCGGTTCTCGGATGCGGGCTATGTGACGGAAACGCATATCCCCTATCCGCCCTACGTTACTCAGGCGCTGGATCTGTCACGGTCCCTGACCCTGTCAGCCGATGCCCTGGGCGGTTCGTTCTCGATCGGGATCCTGACGCTGGCCAATCCGGACGGCGTTCTGGATGGCCTGCTGCAAAGCCGTGTGAATGACCATCTTCCCGTTACGCTCCGGGAAGGTGTGCGGCTTTGGGATGGAACCCGACAGATCTGGATGGATCCGGCGTCCGCCTCTCTGCGTCCCGTTTTTGCGGGGCTGGGAAAGAACTGGCAGCCGGGTCTGAACAGCGTCTCCATTACGCTGCTCGATGCCACCTACTGGCTGGACGGGACCGTTCCCGTCTCGGTTTATGGAGGCACAGGGCGTCTGGATGGAGACAGCAACGTTGTCGGTCGGGACATCCCACGGCTGCGGGGTACGGTCTGCAACGTCACGCCTGTTCTGATCGACAGCAGCAATTACGTTTATCAGCTGTCAGACGGGCCGGCGGATGTGGTGGCGCTGTATGAGGGCGGGTACGCGGGGATCGCTTCTGGCGGGACCGTCACCGACCTTTACGCCGCGTCTCCGGATCCGGGCACCTACACGGTTCTCTCCAGCAGTGCGGGCACCTGGATCCGGCTGGGCACCAAACCCGTCTATGGGATCACCGTCGATGCGGTGGGAGGCTTCCGATCGGGGGCGGCTCCCGCCAACGTCCTGGACGTTCTGCGACAGTTCCTGATCGAGGACATGGTCATGCCGTCTGCCTATATGGATGCGGCCTGGACTGCGACGTCCAGCCTGGCACCGTATGCGGGAGGGTGGTTCTGGGACGGGTCCAGCAGTGTGACAGGCCGTCAGGCGGTCAGCACGCTGCTGTCGGGTCTGGGAATTTCCCTGGTCCCGACCCGGACAGGCACGTTGCGGCCGATCCGGTTGCAGGATCCTGCAGATGCAGGGGCTCCGGTCATAACCCTGACCACGGACGTGATCAGCGCGATTTCGCCCGTGCCCCTGGACAACTCTCTGGATCCGCCCACCTGGCGCTGGCGCATTGGCTGGCAGCATAACTTCACGGTCCAGACGTCCGGCTCCGGTCTGCACCCGCAGGCCTCGGCGGATCGTCAGTCCCTGATTGCCGAAAGCGACCGGGGCGCTGTGTGGTTTGATACGATCGTCAAATCTCAGTGGCGCGTTCCAAACGATCCCGCGCTGATCTCCACAGCCCTGGCCAATCAGGCGGATGCCGTGGGCATTGCGCATTGGCACGGATCGGTCTGGGGCAAGCGCCGTCACCTCTGGGCGGTGGATGTACCGCAATCCGTGGCTCTGGCCGTGGATCTCGGGGATCCGGTGTCGCTTCAGGCGCCTGTGCCGGGTGCGAAATCCGCCATTCCGGGGATTGTGGTCAGTGAACACGTCACCAGCTCCGGCAATACGACAACCCTCACAATACTGGTCTGAGTTCTGCAAAACTGCGGCATTGGCTGGCAGAATGTGCTGCTGCCGGCTGCATTGTCCGGCAATGGCGTTTCTGGCCTGCCCGTCACCAACCTGCAAAACCAGCAGGGTGCGGCAAGTCTCGCCTGGCGCGTGGCAGCCGGGGGCACCGGATGGAGTGCTGACGTCAAGGCAGCCCTTGGCTCTGTCCAGTCGATCCGGGCGATCAGTCTGCACCGGACCAACCTGACGACAGCGGCGACCTGGCGCATCCAGATCTGGAACGGTACGGCCGTGGCGTTTGACTGGCACGCATCTACCAACGTCCAGAATGGGCAGTGCGTGCAGATTTTGAGCACGCCAGTGTTGGGTGATTCTCTTGAAATCACGGTCTGGGATGCTAGCAATCCGGACGGCTTCATTTCGATCCCGCTGGCCTATGCCGGACCGCTCTGGCAGCCAGCGCGAAACTATTCTTCCGAAAGCACCGAAAGCCTAACGGTGGGGCAGCAGAGCACCACGACGCTGTCAGGTGGCGAATTCGTGGATGCGCGATACGTCCAGCGTGGCCTGTCGATCGCGCATCAGTCCTACGGCGATGCGGATGCGGTTGTCTTGCGCCAGATTCAGCGTGTCGCCGCCACGGGCCAGAATATCCTGTTCGTGCCGGATCCGTCTGGCGGTGCGGCCGCGCTGGCCCAGACGGCGCTGTTCGGACGTCTGTCGGGCGGTGATCTCTCCAACCCCTTTGGGCCAGCCGATCGGCACTCTCAAACTCTCACACTGACGGAAAGGCTCTGACGTGGCAGCACCGCTTCTTCTTGATCTTGTCCTGGAGACAGCCACCAATCCGGGTACGGGGTCGTTCACGCTGAATGGAGCTGTCCAGGACCGACGCTCTTTTGCCTCGGCGGCTCCGGGTGGTGGACAGGTGTTCTATTTTGCCGATGACGGAACGCAGGCCGAATGGGGTGTTGGCGTCCTGACGGTGGGGACGCCGAATACCCTTAGCCGGCAAGCCGTGACGCGGACGACGCAGAATACGGCGCAGGCGCTGAATTTTACCGGGACAGTCCGGGTCTATTCCTGGGTGCCGGCGTCCTACACGCCTGTCCTCGATGGGAATGGGTCTCTGGCGCTGCGGGGTGATCTCTCGGCGCAGAACGGAACACTGAAAACGCTGACGGTGACAGCCACCTGCACGGTCCCGCGAATCACGGACTGGGGCTCCCAACAGTCCGTGCCGGCTGTCGATGCCCAGAACCGGTTCATCAATAAGGATGTCGGTGGTGGCAACCTGCCAGTCCTGAATATCCAGCTGGTCAACGCACCAACCGAGGACAACAGCGCGGCCTATTTCCAGTTTTTGACGACCTGGGGTGCTCTGGCCGTCCCCACGAACGCGAGCGTCGCCAACCAGATCCGCAGCTATGCCCAGCCGATTGGCAACTATGCGCAGTCACAGGCACTGACGGACACGGCCGCCTATCTTCAGAGCCAGATCAATAACAAACAGCCGACCGGCACTTACGTCACGACGCAGCCGACAACCTCCGGATCCAGTGGGGATCTGAAGATCAACGCGGTCAATTTCAGCAACAGCGCCAATGCCCCTTACCTGAGCGGCTACAAGCCGGACGGCTCCCTCACCAGTTACATTCTGGCCCAGATCGGAGACCTGCCGCTGGACAGGTCGAAAAAGCTGCACTGCTGGCAGGTCGTCATCCAGAGCGGTCAACGCGTGAATTTCCCGTCCGGATTTTCCGGAAGCCCGGACAGCATCAATTTCAACACAACCCAGCGCCTTGATCTGTGGTGGACCAACGCCGACTCAGGCGGATTTACAATCAATTCGAACTCCAACGCCTCGCAGCAGATTTCTGTGATTGCGTCCGGACCTCGATAGGACAAAACGACATGACAACTGCCCTCGATGCAATCAAAGCGACCTATCCCGCCCGCTATTATGCGACCACGGACGGATCTGTTGTCACGGGTGTCCTGGACGTCTGGGCCGGGACCACGAACAGCGTTCAGGCACAGATCAACGTGCTGGCCGTGCCGGCTGTGTCTGATCTGATTGCCCTGACAGCAGACCAGTTTGCCGAAACGGTCGGGGCGACGAATATTCCGGTCTCAGGCGGCGCTCTGGTCTATGCCAGCCGCTATGTGGCTAAATTCGACCATACGGCCGCACAGCCTGCTGCTGTTACGGGCTGGTACGACCTGTGGACTCTTGGGTCTCATAAGAACCTGCCAGCGCTTGATGATCTTCTGCTTCTGTCCGCGTCGGACTGGCAGGCCTTGGGTGGAGACTATGCGGACAAGGGAAACAAGGGCGTTCAGGACGGCAAGCTGATCGACTACAGGCCGCCGCCTGTTCCTGTGCCGCTTCCTGACCAGGCAAAATCCGAACAGGCCTGGATCCAGTATCAGGTCAATCTGGCCGCCGCGATGGGTGAAGCCTTCACGGATCCGATGAGAATCTATGTGAAGGCTATCGCAGCCATTGCGGATGGCACGGACACGGCCAGCACGGCATTGCCGACGCGGCCTGATCCGATCATGGCCTGATCTCATACCCTAAACACTCTTTAGACGTTCTCTGACGGCTGCCTCTGGGCGGCTTTTTTTATGGAAAAACCATGCCTGACGCTCTGACCCCGTTGCCACTCCAGATCGCACCATCCAGCAAAGACGACCTGATCCGGGAATTGCAGGATCGCGCCCTGAAGCTCGAAACTCAGGTCGAAGGATTGGGGGACAAGTATTCTGATCTTCGGGTGGAAATGCGCTCAGAGATCGCATCCCTGCGCACCCAGATCAACGATCTGAAGGAAGATCTGGAAGCCGGGATCAAAGCACTCGGGTCCAAGGTTGATCGCGTCATGGGGGGCAAGGCCGTAGTCACGGCACTTGTCACCCTGGCGACATCAATTCTTGGATCCGGAGTAGTTCACCTTGTTGTATCTATAAAATAAAACTAAACCGAAATAATTTTCGCCTTAGGATATTTTTTTAAGAAAAAATCGTGTTCTATTTTAGAAAATGATACATACACCCAATCTATACACGCATCATCGTTTTCGTAATTGACTATATCTTCTAAAGGATTATGTAGCAAAATTGCGACATAATTCTTGGATTTAAGATCAGGCTTCTTTTTTTCCGAGAAAAATATTCTTCCATCTCGGAAATCTATAAAGCCGTTCTCCTTGAAAAAAGCATAGTCAATCTTAAAATGAAAAAAGTATTCCTCATAGTCCGATTGATGACTTATATCTTTATGTAATTGAGATAACATTATATTTGCTCTGCCTTGAGCGTAAAAAGCAATATCTCCCGCCTTTATAAAAGCGGACATGATTGCTTTCTTTTTATAGTCTTCAAAGCTTACTACGTATGGCATTGGTTTTTCCTTTGGTTATTCCAATGAAACCATAATCGACTTAGATCCAGACTCACAATCCGTAAAAAATAATTGTTAGGTATTAATCCTATGACTGAAACTGCCGTCGTGCTGGCCATGACGCTCTTGAGGCTGCCCGGTTTCGAGGGATTCCGGTCGAAGCCCTATGTCTGCCCTGCCGGGTACTGGACCATCGGTTACGGCAGCCGCTGGCTGAAGGACGGCAAGCCCGTCACGGCCAAGACGCCGCCCATCAGTGCGGCGGATGCTGCCAGCCTGTTGCTGCAATCTGTCACGGCTCTGGACATTTCTTTGTCCCGCCTGGTCAAGGTTCCGCTTTCTGACGTCCAGCGGGCCGCTCTTCTGTCCTGGCAGTACAACGTCGGCACACCGGCCGTGGAAAGCTCCACGCTGCTGCGCAAGCTCAATGCCGGCGGTTATGTCGGCGCGGCCAATGAGCTGACACGCTGGAACAAGGCGACCGTTAAAGGGCACCTAGTCGAACTGGCAGGTCTGACCACGCGCCGCGCCTATGAACGGGACGTGTTCCTGGGCAAGCGGACAGTCATGGGGCCAAGCCATGCAATGGTCTGACCTTCTCGGCTTGCTCCCGCCTCAAGTCCTGCTCTGGGGTGGCATCTTTCTTGTTCTGACGTCGATGCTGCTGAATGTCTGCGGCTTTCTACGGTCTAGGCTTGCCCCGCCGGATCCCGGATCGATCTGGGTCAGGCCCTATCAGCTTCTGAGCTTTCTGGCCTTCGAGCAGAAATATGCCGCTGCCATGTACAAGATCGGGCTCACGGCCGTCATGACGACGCGGGCTGAAGCGCCCCTTTTAAAGAAGGCCGGTGCAGACAATGGCGTGCCGATCCTGGACAGCAAGGGCAAGCCCAAAGCCCCTACCTGACTGAACCCGTCAGTCGGACCTGGTTCGATCATCCTCATTTCTCAGATCTCCGAAGGAGGCAGTGTTCTTGCTGTCAGACCGTCGGATGCAACGCCGCCCATCGAGGTGGCTTTTTTTATGGAAGAAACAGTTATGGCTTTTACATCTGTCTCGGCTCTTGAAGGTCTTGTGAATCAGTCTCTCGGCAAGGCTGATACCCCTACTGTTCAGCAGGGCATCAGCGTCGGTGGCCTCGTGCTTCAGGGCGTCCTGGCCGCCTCGATGTCCAAGCTGGCCGAGCATGTCGATATTACGGCATTCGATGCCGCTCTCACCAAGACGCTGGAAGGTGCGACAGACCTGGAGCGCGTGATCGCTGCTGGTCCCGTCACTCAGACGCCAGCTCAGTGA